CGCCTGCATTATGCGATGCGTTTAGAGTTCAAGCTTCTTGCCAAGGTAATGGGCGAGAGTTTGCCGCCGGTATATCCATATGCATTAGAGGGTGTTGATGCAGCGGTAAAAGCAAAGGATTTTGATGACCGGATTGACGTGATTCCGGTATCGAATCCTAATGTTTTCTCACAAGCGCAGCGTATTGCACTTGCTCAAACGCAGATGCAGTTAGCGGCACAGGCTCCACAGATGCACAACATGTATGAAGTGTATCGTGACATGTATGAGGCTTTGGGTGTTCGGGATATTGACAAGTATCTGAAGAACGAAGAGTCCGTACAACCCGTTCCGAAAGACCCGGCGCAGGAGAACATGGATGCCCTTGATGGTGTACGACTCATGGCTTTCCCAAGACAGAGCCATCAGGCGCACATTTTGGCGCACTTGGTCTTTGCCGGGTCACCTCTGGTCGGGACAAACCCGTCGGTTGCGGTGTCGCTTCAGAAGCATGTCATGCAGCATGTGCAGATACAGGCGCGAGAGCAGGCCATGCAGCAGCTTGGCTTGACAGGGCAAGAACAGCAATTGCCGCCGCAAGCGCAAATACAGCTTGATGCCATGGCAGCGCAGTTTATGGCAGAAGGCATGAAGATGGTTCAAGACCTTGGTCGTCAGTTGTCCGGCGGTGCCAAGCCTGATCCGGTGGTTCAGTTGAAGCAGCAGGAACTGCAGCTTGACGCGGTCAGAGAAGAAAACGACAAGATGATGGAAGAGCGTCAGCTTGACCTGAAAGAAGCTCAGATGATGGATAAGTCTCGCCAGTTTGATGAGCGCATTCAGAGTCAGGAAGAGCAGACGGCGTCTAGAATTAATGCGGCGATGGAAAGAGAACTTTTAAAACAAAGGAGTGTAGAATGAGCGTGGTAAAAATTGTCACCAATACTCCTGCAGCGGCACCAAAAGCACAGCCGTATGCGGAGATTGACAAGCAGGGTCGTATTCCATACGGCGAGGCAAAAGACGTTAAAGTTCCTACTGGGATGAAACAGATGACTGCTCGCGGCATGGGCGCTGCCACCAAGGGTGGCGGCTACATGGGTTGTGAGTAAAAAATTAAATGGATCCGGTATCTGCAATGGCAACCGCTTCGGCGGCATTTGGAGCCCTTAAAAAAGGTTTTGCCATTGGCCGGGACATTGAATCCATGGCCTCTGACCTGTCCCGGTGGATGGGCGCTTTGTCTGACCTTGATCAGATGGAACGAGAGGCAAAAAACCCCCCGATATTCAAGAAGCTGTTTGGTGGGCAAAGCGTAGAGCAGGAAGCTATTACGACTTTTGCCAACAAGAAGAAAGCTCAACAACAGCGGTATGAGTTACAGCAATGGATTTCCTTAACTATGGGGAAATCTAAGTGGGATGAGCTTGTCCGTATGGAAGGGCAAATTCGCAAACGCCGGAAAGAAACGCTTTACATACAGCGTGAGCGCCGCCGGAAGTTTGTTGAGATTGTAGCTTGGATTGTATTTTCCTGCGTGGGCGTCGGGGCCTTGATTGGTTTTGTAATGCTTTTGAAAGCACACACCGCTATGGCCGAACAGATGGTTACTTGCCGGAAAGCAAAGTGTGAGAAAATCAACAAGGATGAGATTGTTTGTGTCTACAAGGGCGCTAACAACACGATAGAATCACAATTTTTTAAACGCGGTGGTTACATACCTTCAGAGTATCAGTGCAAATATGATCCAAATGCTAAAAAAGAAATGACTATCAAAGAAACCTTGAAGGCCATTAAAGAAGGTTTGGATGACTAGCATCACTATAGAAAACGATATTCCAATCACTGAAAAGAAAACCAGTGGCAGGAAAAAACGAGGAAACTGGGGTTTTATAAAAGAAATGCAAAAAGGCGACAGTTTTGCAGTAGAGAATCAAAGGTTGGCTCAGAACGCTTACCATGCCGGTAGAAACTGGGGTTTTACAATGCGTATGCGTCAGATACCCGACGGCTATAGGGTTTGGCGGTTATAACTTAATAGGGAAAATTAAAAATGGCCCAGAAAAAGTTGCAGCAAGAAAGCACTTACGAAGAGTATGACATGGACGGTGACGGCATTGTCACAGATGAAGAATTAGAACATGCTAAAGAAATTAGAGAAACTGAACGTGATTTGCGTAAAAGCTTGGCGCAGTTGAGAATGGCTCGTTTTACTTTAATTGGCATGGGTGTTTTTACGGCGGCAATGTTTACACCGTGGGTGTCCATAGAACGCATACAAGTTCTGAGTGAAATCAGTAGTTTATTCTATATTTCCGGCGCGGGAATAGTCGGAGCGTACATGGGAACAACCGCTTGGATGGCGCGTAAGTAAATGGTCGATGTTTTTTTGCTTATGGTGTATTTGGGCACAGGGGAATTTCGTAAGTTAGAAAGCAACAGTATGTATTTCTACTCTGTTGTGGAGTGCAATTACTTTGCCAATCAAGTGACAAAAAGGTATGGGAATTACAGATATTCCCAGCACCTTGACGCTAAAGATCGTGTAACGGCATACTGTTTGCCCAAACGAGTAGACTCTACGTTGGTGAAAGTTTACTAGGAAGGATTAGTTCAATGTTTCAAGCTCTTTTGGGGCCGTTGTCTTCGCTTGCCGGGTCTTTTTTAGAGGGCCAAATATCTAAGCAGAAAGCAAAAGCCTCACTTGCTCAGACAGAGGCAGAAGCAAAAGCCGAAATTATGAAGACCGCCGCCACCCATGACTCCAAGTGGGAGATCATAATGGCGCAGGCCACAACATCGAGCATCAAAGATGAAATTGTAACCGTAATTGTGCTAATCCCGGTGGTTTTAGTTTTTGTGCCGGGCATGGAGCAAGTCGTTAAGAATGGCTTTGACAGATTGAACGAGTTGCCAGACTGGTATCAATATCTGGTTTTTCTCGTATGTAGCGCGGCATTAGGTATCAGAGGACTGGACAAGTTTAAGAAAAAATAGTACATCTCTCATATGAATGAGATAAATCTCGCACAGTTCATTCTTGATATTGTCCGAAAGAAAAAAGAACAAGTCACAGAGCTTGTAATGGCGGGCGGTGTTAAAGATATGGAACACTATGGGCGGTTGATGGGAAACATTGACGGTCTTGAATACGTTGAACAGGAACTCAAGAGCCTGCTAGAAAAACAGGAGCTAATAGATGACTGAGGCTATACAGCCCGCGGAAGTTACTTCCACACCATGGGTAGACCCTAAAGACAGGGTTCTTGACCCCACTCTCCTTGATAAATCTCTTATTGAAAGAATGCCTCAACCCACCGGATGGAGAGTCCTTGTTTTGCCGTACAAAGGCAAAGCGAAGACCGCCGGGGGTATTTATTTGCCGGATCAAGCGGTTCAGCAAAATGAGGTATCCACCCAAGTAGGCTATGTTTTGAAAGCAGGGGCTCTTGCCTATGCTGAAGAGCAAAAATTTCCCGATGGACCGTGGTGTCGTGAGGGGGATTGGGTGATCTTTGCTAGGTACGCAGGATCTCGTTTTAAAATTGAAGGTGGCGAAGTTCGCATCCTCAATGACGATGAGATTTTAGCCACTATCCTAGACCCCGAAGACATTCTTCATAACTGAGAGATATCATGGAAAACCTTATGGAAGAAAAAGACGTAGAAAAGACTGAAGAGGTCGTATCGCCGGAGCCGCGGGAAGAAGCGGTTGAGATTGAGGTTGAACAGTCTGATGATGTTTCGGCGTCAGAAGCTGCGTCGGAAGAGCCCACTCAACAAGAGAAACAAGTCTCGGACTCTCAAAAGAGAATTGATCGTCTGACTAAGCTACGTCGAGAGGCGGAGCGTCGGGAAAAAGACGCACTGGCATATGCAGACGCCGTTAAGAAAGAGGCGGATGAGCTAAAGACCAGAATGCGTACCTTGGATCAAGGTTATGTCCAAGAGTATTCTGGCCGGGTTGAGTCGGAGTTGGAGACTGCCAAGTCAGCACTGCGGCAGGCTATGTCCATTGGTGACACGGACGCCGCCGTCGAGGCGCAGGAAAGACTGGCCCAGTTAAGCGTTGCGAAAGAACGCGCTCGCCAAGCAAAAGCGCAGTTTGATCGGCAACCCGAACAGCCGCAAGCTGCTCCGGCGGTAGAACAGCAATACAATAAATCTGAGCTTCAGCGCCCCGACCCCAAAGCAGAAGAATGGGCGGAGCGTAATGAGTGGTTTGGCAAAGATGAGGCGATGACGTATGCGGCGTTTGGCATACATAAACGCCTTGTCGAAAATGAAGGGTTTGACCCGAACTCAGATGATTACTATACTGAGTTAGACAGACGACTTGTGGACAAGTTCCCCAACGACTTTGACAAAACCAGTCAGTCGAGCAACCGCCCCGTTCAGACGGTAGCTTCGGCATCTAGGACTGCTAAAACATCTGGACGCCGCAAGGTCAAATTGACCCCCTCTCAGGTCGCTATAGCCAAGAAATTGGGTGTGCCTCTTGAAGAGTATGCTAAGTACGTAAAGGAGTAAGATCAGTGTCTGACATAGAAGTAACAAAGTCTACCGGCGTTGATCGTAGCTCCCGTGCTAGTAAGACAAGGGAGAAAGAGACAAGGCGCAAGCCTTGGGCTCCCCCGTCTATGCTAGACGCACCACCTGCGCCCGATGGATACAAGCATCGTTGGATTAGGGCTGAAGTTCGTGGATTTGATGATCAGAAAAATATTTCTGCGCGTCTACGCGAAGGCTACGAACTTGTCCGCCAAGATGAGTACCCAGATTTTGAGGCCCCCGTCGTTGATTCAGGTAAATATGCTGGTGTGTTTGGAGTTGGCGGATTAGTTCTTGCTCGTATCCCATTGGAGACTGTTGCGGAACGGAGTGCCTACTTTGATGGTAGGACTCAAGACCAAATGGAAGCCGTGGATCACGATATGATGCGAGAAAATTCTCACTCTACAATGAGGATCAGCAATGCTGATCGTCAATCGCGTGTAACCTTTGGTGGTCCTAAAAAATAGGACTGAATGGAGACGAATATGGCAAACCAAGATACTGCCTTTGGTCTTCGTCCAATTGGACTCAATGGTGCAGCGGCTAACACCACTGGTGTGACTCAGTATGAGATCGCATCCAACAATACGAATGCTATTTATCAGTATTCACCAGTCATTCCGCTAGCGGCGGGTGTGATTGATATTGTCGGTAATGCAAACGGTGGTACGGTTCCTGCTCTTGGGGTCTTTATGGGCGTTGAATATGTTGACAGTTCCACTAAAAAGACTGTCTTCAAAAATTACTGGCCGGGTTCAAACAACGTCAGCGTTGATACGAACTTCCCAGTCAAAGCTCTTGTAGCTGATAACCCTAATCAACTGTTTATGGTGGCCGCGGACACAACGACAACAGATCGTGCAACTGCACTTGCTGATGTTTTTGCTAACGCGTCACTTGCAACAGCGACTAGTGGTTCAACTTCAACGGGCCGTTCAACTGCTGAACTTGATATTTCCACAGCGGCTGCAACCGCAACTTTGTTCATGCGTATTGTGGGTTTGACGACTGATGACGCAAACCTAGACTATGCATCAGCGGGTGTGAATTTCATCGTTCGGTTTAACTTCCACCACAACGCACCTTGCTCTAGCTCTGATTCTCAGACTACAGCAGCGTCTACTGGCATATAAGAAGGGAGATATAGACAATGGCTATTTCTCGCGCACAACTAGCAAAAGAGCTAGAGCCGGGCCTAAACGCGCTGTTTGGTCTGGAGTACTCTCGTTACGAGAACGAGCATGCAGAAGTCTTTGAAGAAGAGTCCTCAGATCGGGCCTTTGAAGAAGAAGTTATGCTGGGGGGCTTCACAACGGCTCCTGTTAAGAGTGAAGGCGGCGCTGTCCAGTTCGATGACGCACAAGAGACATACACTGCTCGTTATACACACGAGACAATTGCTCTTGCGTTTTCGATCACAGAAGAGGCTATCGAAGATAACCTCTATGATCGTCTTGCCTCGCGCTATACAAAGGCGCTGGCTCGTTCGATGGCACAAACCAAGCAGATCAAGGCTGCGGCAATTCTGAACAATGCGTTCAGCACCGGAAGCCCGGTTGGTGATGGCGCAGCACTTTGCTCTGCCGCTCACCCATCTCTGTCTGGTAATCAGCGCAATCTGCTTTCTGTTGCGGCGGATCTTAATGAGACGTCACTTGAGCAGATGCTGATTGATATCGCAGGCTTTACCGATGAGCGCGGGCTCAAGGTTGCTGTACGCGGTATGAAGCTCATCATTCCGAAGGAGCTTCAGTTCATTGCAGAGCGTGTGATGAACTCAAACCTTCGTGTTGGCACCGCCGACAATGATGCGAACGCCATGAAGAACATGGGCATGATCCCAGACGGCGCAGTGGTTAACCACTTCCTGACCGACACAGATGCATTTTTCATCAAGACTGATGCACCTAACGGCTTCAAGATGTTTAACCGTTCGCCAATCAAGACTGCCATGGAAGGTGATTTTGATACTGGTAACATGCGCTTCAAGGCACGTGAGCGTTATAGCTTCGGTGTATCTGACTGGCGCAGTGTCTTCGGCACACCCGGCGCATAACAGCGGCGAAATAAATTTGAGAAAGGGCGGCGGTTGCCGCCCTTTCTTTTTTGCTATATATTGATTTTGGGCGTAACTCAGCTTTGGAGACAGTATCATGCCCACCTGACATTGCACGGACTACAAAGCGAAACCTTGTGCAAAGGGTGTTAATATGGCTTCAACTACTTTTTCAGGTCCGGTGACTTCTACCGCCGGATTCATCTCAGGATCGGATTCTCTTGTATCTGTAGCTGCGGATGTAACATTGACCGCCGCCTCTAATGCGGGTCGTACAATGGTCTTAGGCGTAGCAAGCGGCGCGACTGTTACTCTTCCTGCTGCCAGCGGCACGGGTAACCTCTACAAGTTTTTTGTAGCGACTACTGTTACCTCAAACAATTACATTATTCAGGTCGCTAACGCTAATGATACAGTTGCCGGTGTAGCGATTGTTGCTAATGACTCAGACAATTCTGCATCTATCTTTGAAACTGCAGCAACGAGCGACACGATCACCCTGAACGGTACGACTACCGGGGGTCTTCTTGGGGCTACGATTGAGATTCAAGATGTGGCGTCGAATGTGTTTTCGGTTGTTGCTCGCGGTGCGGCAACAGGCACCGAAGCCACTCCTTTCTCTGCTGCTGTTTCGTAAGAGGCTTATCATGGGTAAGCTCAATGGTGGTAAAAAGCCTATCAAGAAGGCTGTGAAGGCCGTCAAGAAGGCTACGAAAAAGAATGAGGGGTAAGCTATGGCAGGTTCTGACGTAAGAACGAAACGGATTACCGGCACAGGTTCACTTGGTGTCGGCCCTGCTCGTATTAGACAGATTCAGATAAAAACTGCATCTGGAACTCCACGGCTTACTCTTACAGATGGTTCCGGCGGTGCTACGGTCTTAGATTTAGACTTTAATGCCTCTGATACGCACTCTGTGAACATTCCTTCTGAAGGGATTAGGGTGACGGACATCTTTGTCGGCACTTTGACTGATATCACAGCAGTAACGTTCTTCTTTACTTAGGTGAGTTATGGCTTCGCGTGACGATAAAATGCCGAAGCGAAACAAAAAGAATTTCCGCCCTACAAAGTCTGGGGCGGGAATGACCAAAGCTGGGGTGGCTGCGTATAGGAAAGCAAACCCCGGCAGTAAACTAAAAACTGCGGTCACCGGCAAAGTTAAGAAGGGCTCAAAAGACGCTAAAAGACGTAAGTCGTTTTGCGCTCGTTCCGCCGGTCAAATGAAAAAGTTTCCTAAAGCAGCTAAAAATCCAAATAGCCGCTTACGCCAAGCTAGGAAGAGGTGGAAATGCTAACGTGGGACAAACTTGCTCCGGCGCTGATCCTCACCGGAATTGGTTGGTTGTCTATGGAGATGTCTGTCGTAAAGACAGATTTAGCAGTTTTGACTGTTCAGCTAGAAAACGTTCAAGAAAAAATTGCGTCTAACAACGCAATGATTACTCCCATGTGGGAAGATTTTCTTTTGGAGAAGTCGGATGACTATGTCGCGTGGAACAATGACTAGGCAGGTCAATACAGGGCCCAAGTCTAAAAAAATAAATCCAACTTATTTTAGGAAGGGTGGCTGTGTCAGTAGAAAAAGCAAGGGGTCTAAAATTTGTCCGGAAGGAAAAGCATGGGCTAAACGGACGTTTGATACATACCCGTCGGCGTATGCAAACTTGGCCGCATCCAAATACTGTAAAGACCCAAACTACGCTAAAAAGTCAAAAGGCGGAAAGCGAAGAGGAAAGTAATGGGTGAGCTTCAAAAATGGTTGAAGCAAGATTGGGTAAGGATTGGCAGTGACGGCTCAATCAAAGGCAAGTGCGGCACTTCAAAAGACAAGAAGAACCCTGACAGGTGCTTACCGCGGGCTAAAGCAAACAGCCTTACTAAATCTCAACGGGCTTCCACCGCTAAGAAAAAGAAAAAAGAAGGTGCCCGCGGCAAAACCGTTGTCTCCAACACAAAGGATGCCAAAGTCAGAAAGATGGCAAATGGCGGTCCTGCTGTACCTTCGACAAAAGCAAAACGGCCATTCAGGGGCAAGTCTGTTCGCGGCACCGCAGTCGCCAGAGGCTGTGGAGCAGTTCTACCTAACCGCCGTAAACGAACAAAGGGCTCCGTCACACAAGCATAAGGGAACAGCATGCTCCCCAATTTTGAACTGGAGCAAGAGATTGTGCAAGAAATGCGCGATTGGTCTTCGCATGCTCTGCAAAAAATAAACTCAAATTACAACAATTTGCCCGCTTGCCCCTATGCTAAAGCCGCATGGGAACAAGACAAGGTGGGATTTTCTTTTAAATATAGTAAAGATTGGCAGGATCTTTACACTTTAATTTCGCAATGGGATGACAGCAAAGACGTTGTTATTCTTATAGATTTTTGTCCTTTGCCGATAGATGAGATGGATAGCTATCTCAACATGTTGAACGACATGATATCTGAAGGCATTTTTATAAATAAAGACATGTTTTTAATGGGGTTTCACCCAGATGATGAGGACAACGATTTTTTAGATGATGAAGACTTTGAAAGCGCAACATCGACCTCTGATGTTTCGTATGCTATGATCTTTTTGCAAAGATTGACTAAGTTGCAAGAAGCGTCGGATGCCCTTAGAGTAAAAGGGTACTATAACAACTGTGAAGAGTATTATGACTCTTCGCAGCTATACGAAAATCGTAGAGTTCTATACAGGAGATTAAAAAATGCGGAAAAAAGCAAAGAAAATGATGCGCGGCGGTGCGGCTAAAAAAGCTGCTCCAAAGATGATGCGTGGCGGGGGCATGGCTAAAAAGTCTATGAAAATGATGGGCGGCGGCATGGCTAAAAAGAAAATGAAACGAGGCGGTAAGGTTAAAAAATAACCATGACTACTTCTGGGTCAAAAAACTTTGAGCTTCAAGTCGATGACTACATCGAAGAAGCTTTTGAGCGGTGCGGGTTAGAGTTCAGGACGGGATACGATGCCCGCACCGCAAAACGTTCCCTCAATCTGCTTCTCGCGGATTGGGCTAATCGTGGTTTAAATCAGTGGACGATAAAGCAAAGAACGCTTTCTTTGGTCGCCGGTACAAGTGCGTATAATTTAGATGCAGACGTCATTGACGTTCTTTCTTTAGTTTGCCGACGCAGTAGCTCTGATTTGACTATGGAAAGGTTAAGCCGCGACAGTTATTTAGTAATTCCTTCAAAATCAACACAAGGTCGCCCCAGTCAATTTTTCTTAGATCGTCAAGTGACGCCGTCTTTAAAGCTTTTTCCTACGCCAGAAAATGCTACGGACACTATAGTATATGATGCTTTGGTTCGCATGGATGACGCAGATAGCTATACAAACACCATGGATGTGCCGTTTAGGTTTTATCCGTGCCTTGCCGCGGGTTTAGCATACTACATTGCAATGAAACGGGCTCCAGACCGCATTCAGCTTTTAAAAGCTGTGTATGAGGAAGAGTTTGAAAGGGCTCGTACTGAAGATAGGGATCGTTCATCGTTCAACGTTTCTCCGCAGTATCAATATTTACGAGTTAACTAATGGGAAAGTTTGCTTCAGGGAAACGTTCTTATTTCATTTCTGACCGCTCTGGGCAACGATATAGATACAGGGACGCACGTAAGGAATGGACAGGGGCGATTGTAGGGCCGGATGAGTTTGAACCTAAACATCCGCAACTTTACCCTGTTCGCAATCTATCTGAGCCGCAGGCTTTAAGAGATGCGCGTCCAGACCGGACGGAGCCCGCGGTGGAACAATTGTTAACACGGGATCCGTTTACGTCGGGTTCGTCGGGAAGTGCCGTAATTACGGTAATTGAAATTAATCACGGCAGGACAACAGGCGATGTTGTTCGGTTTAGGAATGCGAATGGCTTTGATGGGTTCACTAAAAGCGTTTTGGAAGGCTCTTCGGGGTTTTCCATCACGGTTACGACCTCTGACGCTTACACTTTTACCGCGTCATCCGGCACCGCAACCACGGGCAATCAACGCGGGGGCGGTGAAAATGCGACTTCGGGGCCGGTAACGTTGGAGAGTTAAATGTCTTTTACTTACGCAC